ATGATTACACTAAGATCCCTAAACCCTGGTTACGTACTAGATCTAACTATAATATAACCTTTTCTCTGAGTGAAGATAATTTACCAGATGCTTGGGCGTCCATAAATCATGGAATAAATGTAGCAGTAGTATTCAATACTAAGAAAGGAATGAAGTTACCTGTAGAGTGGAATGACTATCCCATATACGATGGCGATGAGAACGATCTAAGGTTCTTAGACCCAGCTTATCATATAATAGGACTACGAGCTAAAGGACTAGCCAAAAAGTTAGAGCCTGGCAAGTTCGTACAGATCGCTACAGGAGTCTAATATGAATATAATAGAACCAAGTTTTGATATACTAAGACCAATAGATAAAGAAGCTGGTATTAAACAACTAAGATTCATTGAATTAATGGCCCGCATTAGTCATAGATCAGAAGATAAGCAAACAGAAGATAGTTGGAAGAGATTTCTCCAAGCTGTAGTTATGCAACATGGAGATTGGAGTGTGGTCGAACATGAAACTGCGACTGTTATATTTAGAGTCGACCGTGGTATTACACATGAGCTGGTCAGACATCGGTTGTTTAGTTTCACTCAAGAAAGCACCCGATTCGTCAACGGTAGAAAGAGCTACCCTAATGGGTTGGAGTTTCTACGACCTACTAATCTATCGGAAGGACAAGCAGAATGGCATTGGCACCAGGCCTGTCACCAATCCGAATTAGAATATCTTTCATTATTAGATCAAGGAGTACGCCCACAAGAAGCCAGATCCGTACTTCCTAATTCACTAGCAGCTACTATAGCTGTAACAGGGAACTTAAGAAACTGGAGACACTTATTTATAATGCGCACGACCCAGGAAACACATCCAGACTTTAAGAAAGTAATGATTCCTCTATTAGAAGAATTCAAACAGAGAATTCCTTTACTATTCGATGATATAATAGCTGGACAGAAACAAACTGAATCACTTTCTAAACCGCGCTAAGGAGATCCTATGTCAGTAGATGTCAATAAGGAATATCAAACATTTGTTTATAAAAGTCGTTATTCACGTTGGCTCTACGACGTAGAACGCAGAGAGAACTGGGATGAAACTGTTGATAGATACCTTAAGTTCTTTGCTCCTCGTATTCCAGCCAAGTTACGTAAACATATAGTAGCAGAATTACGTCAAGCAATTCTTGGAATGGAAGTAATGCCCTCTATGAGAGCTCTTATGACTGCGGGACCTGCTTTAGAGAAAGATAATTGTGCTGGTTATAACTGTAGTTATATAGCTGTCAATGATCAACGTGCCTTTGACGAAGCAATGTACATTTCTATGTGTGGAACTGGTGTAGGTTTCTCTGTAGAACGTCAATATGTAAATGAACTTCCTGCTGTAGCTGAGAACTTCTATCCTTCTAATATGGTTATAAAAGTAAAGGATAGCAAGCTAGGTTGGGCCACTGCATTCAAGGAGCTTATAGCTTTATTATATACTGGTATGATTCCTAAGTGGGATTTATCCGAGCTGCGACCTGCCGGAGCACCATTAAAGACATTTGGTGGACGTTCTTCAGGACCCGGCCCATTAGATGATCTATTCAAGTTTACAGTATCTACATTCCAAAGGGCTGCAGGACGTAAACTTACTAGCATAGAATGTCATGACTTAATGTGTAAGGTAGGAGATATAGTAGTCGTAGGTGGGGTTCGTAGATCAGCTATGATTTCGTTGTCCAACTTATCTGATGATCGTATGCGTAACGCTAAGATGGGAGAATGGTATAACGAAACACCTCATAGACGTCTAGCTAATAATTCGGCTGTATATACTGAGAAGCCAGAGATTGGTATCTTTATGAAGGAGTGGCAATCATTATATGACTCCAAGTCAGGTGAAAGAGGAATATTTAATAGGCAAGCGGCGACACTTAAAGCTAAAGAAAGTGGCCGACGGAAGGTGGATAAGATCGAATTTGGAACGAACCCCTGTGGGGAGATTATCCTTCGCAACATGGGGTTTTGCAACCTTACTGAAGTTGTCGTTCGTCCTGAAGATACGCTAAAGACACTTCGACATAAAGTAAAGTTAGCCACTATTCTAGGGACTTTACAATGTACATTAACTAATTTCCGTTATTTACGAGTAGGATGGAAAAAGAATGCTGAAGAAGAAAGGCTTCTGGGTGTCTCACTTACGGGTATTATGGACAATCCGATTACAGCCCAGCCTAATGAGAAATTGCTATCAACCCTTAAACAAATGGCGCTGGATACGAACAAGGAATGGGCATCTAAGCTTAATATCAGTCAATCCGCTGCGATAACGTGTATCAAACCTTCTGGCACAGTGAGTCAATTAGTTAATTCATCGTCAGGTATACATCCAAGATACGATATTTACTATACCCGAGCTATTCGACAAGATAAAAGAGATCCAATAGCCACGTTATTAAAGGAATGTAATGTACCTAATGAAAGTGAAACTGGCAAAACCAACGACGTGGATATTTTCTACTTTCCTATTAAGGCATCGGAAACATCTAAAACACGTCACGACATTAACGCAATTGCCCAACTTGAGGTATATCTCTTATATCGGAAATACTGGTGTGAGCATAATCCTAGCTGTACAGTATACGTCAAGGAAGCAGAATGGCTGGAAGTAGCCACTTGGGTTTATGCTCACTTTAATGAGATAGGTGGTGTATCTTTTCTACCACATTCAGATCATATCTATAAGCAGGCACCTTATACAAGTATTACTAAAGAAGATTATGAAACAGCAGTAGCCAAATTCCCTTCCATAGATTGGTCAAAGTTAAGTCAGCTAGAGAAGGACGACCGCACATTAGGCGCTCAAGAATTAGCCTGTGCGGCGGGTTATTGTGAGATTTAACCTTATTATATGCGGTTGAGCGACCGCTATCGTATTCGTTATACTAACCAAGGAGATCAAATGACAATAAGTACTTTAAGCCAATATAATCTGGCTAAAGAACAGATTAGAAGTAACCTAGTTAACTATCTAGAAACTCATGGACATCATGTAGGAAACAAGAAGTTCTCATGTATTAACCCTGAACATGAAGATAGTACTCCTTCCTGTGGAATAGTACCTGATACTAATGATCAACAGTTTCATTGCTTTGGTTGTAATTGTACTGGTGATATCTTTACAGCGGCGGCTTTTATAGAAGACAAACCTTTAACTGGCCATGGGTTTATCCATAACAATTTCAAGTACTTAGCCGAGATGTATGGTATAGAGATTCCTATTGACGAGCCCAATCCAGATGAACAATATGAGATGGATACATATAGAGCTTATAGAGACGCAGCTAACATACTTCAGTGCTCCAGTTTTAGTGATAGAGTACAAGCTAAGCTACTAGATTATAATTGGAGTAAACAAGTAAAGACTTATTTAGGGGTTGGTTCTGTTGCTTCATACGATGATTTCCTAACTCGTATGAAGAAACAACATGGCTGGTCAGATAACTTCTTGAAAGAAATAGACTTACATAGAAAGGGAATGTTTAATGAAAACAACCTCATTTTTACGGTTAAAGACGAGAATGGGAATCCAGTCGGATTCGCCTGCCGTAATTTATTATACGAAGAGCAGCGCAAAGAGTACGATGATGCTAAGGCTCTTATTCTGGCTGAAAATAAAGAGGATAGCAAGGACAGACAGAATAAGCTATCTGCTTTAAAACATCCTTCTAAATACATAAACTCGATGGAGCATGCTGGAGATGAGACAGCTATTCGAAACAGAATCTATCAAAAGTCGAAGAGACTATTTGGATTGCACAGGGCCAGGAAGTATACTCCTCCGCTTTATGTCTTTGAGGGCTACTCCGACTGTGTCACGGCTGTCAACGCAGGACTACAAAACAGCTGTGCGATTGGGTCGACGAGTTTTACAAGAGACCATCTCGAACTTATCCTCGGTCTCGGGATTAAGCACATTATCTTTGTGCTGGATGCTGACGATGCAGGGGAAGCTGGGACAGACCGATTTGTTAAGTTGCTTGAAGAATGCGTCGGAGGAAATATTGGGCTACGAGTTGAAATAGTAGCCATGCCTCCTGACACTGACGATCCTGATAACTTCATTCGTAAAATGGGTGGTCTTAAAGCTTTTAAAGAACTAGAGAGAACTGACATATTTGGATGGGCATTACATAAGGCGGTAAAAACAGGTGAAGATCCGACTACTCTCGCAGAGAGGATGGTTAACCTTATTATCAACGAACCATCCAACTTCGTACGTCTACATAAGGCAGAACAGCTTGCTAAAGCTACTGGGATCCCGCAGGATGTGGTTTGGAGAGAGGTCACTAGATTAATCGATAGTGAAGCTTCTCAGATGAATGAAGAGAAGACTCTAATAGCTCATAAGGCAGCTAAAGAGTTACAGATGCATCCATTAGCAGCTGATACTATTTTAGCTGACACTCTAGAGAAGATAGATAGAGTTCAGTCAAAAAAGAATGGTTATAGTGTATCTAATACACTACGTTACATCGAAGAGATTAAACAGGTGCAGGAGAGTGATTCAGATATAGTTGAATTAAAAACTGGCTGGCCATTATTTGATGAATGGGTTGGCGGTATTCCAAAAGCTGAATGTTTTATTACTATACCAGGTAAAATGAATCAAGGGAAGTCTTCTTTATTAGCTAATTTAGCCTGGCGTCTGGTAGAATATAACCCAGGTGAGTGCACAGTTTTATACCATACTATAGATGACTCACTTCCAATATTTCTACCCAGAATCTGGTCTTCTAAGTATCAAGATCTTAATTTTAATGAAGAAGCATTAGGAGATGATGGACGTAGAACAGGTTGGTATTCTAATGACTTTAAAAAAGCTGGATTCTATAGAGAAATATATAAAGATTTTCCAGAAGTATATCAGCAAGCCATGACTTGGACTGATGAAATGGTGAAAAATGAGTATCTTATCCCAGAAGACGTATCTACATTGGCTCCTACGTTGCCGGCTCTTGAAAACCGCATTAAAGCACTTAGACAGAAGTTCCCTAATAGAAAGATCATCGTCGTGGGGGATAACTTTCATCTCTATGACATGCCAGGACTTCAAGACGGGGAGAGCAAAACAAGGCATATGTCGATGTTCGTTAAAGGGCTCGCTAACAGATATCACGCTACAATAATCATGACAATGGAACTACCTAAGACATCTTTATTACCCGGTGTTCGCCCTAGAGTAAGAGCAATCAAAGGAACTGGTGGCATATCTTATGACTCATCTTTGAACATTGGGGTGTATAATGATATTAAGGACTTTGGTGATAGTGCTAAGTTAGTAGATATTAAACATTCACAGTATGACCCATCTACTAAAGTTAAGCCTCACCGTAGGCCTATATTAGAGTTAGTATTCGATAAATCTAAGATCAATTCTTTCGATGGTACAATCTATTTTAGATTTGAACCACGTTCAGGACGTATGGATGAATGTCCTATGCATTCAGATGAGGAAGGATATGGTCAAGTTGAATGTAGACAATTAACTAATGATTATAAGCAATCGGTTTCGGACAAAGTACATAAAAGCGCGTCACCTAATCAAGATCCATGGTAAAGATGGACGCAAGGTATCATTACTAAATAGATTACGACGTTCTGAGTATATATTTAACGATTATTTGTGGATAAAGGAAGGAGCAATTATATGACCGGTGATGATATGGAAATTATAGATCCAAAGACAAAAGATGTAAAAGGATTTATAGATTCCAGCAATCAAATACATGAAGCCCATGAATGTAATTTCGAAGGAGATCATTCTAAGGGCCTGGATCTAGAAGATAAGTGCACAATATGTGGCAAGACTCTCGGAGAATTAATAGAGAGCGATTTTGATCCACTAAGACTATCTGTTCCAATAGTAATTGAACCTAAAGGAGAATAATATGAGTACCATGCCAAGTGCTGCTGACAGAATAAATGCTCAGACCAGACAAATGAAGGGGAAAGATGTTGTATGTGAACAGTGTGGTAGTGAGCATTTTTATGAGATCCAAGTAAGCCGTTATCTATCTGGCGGGTCTGGCTCTGTAGAGATCCAGATGGATCCTAATGAACAGGTTCATCCTTTATTAAAATGCGCTGGATGTAATTTCCCAGTACTACCAAAACCAAGTGTCAATAGACGTCATGGGGGTACTTTTGAGACATCCCATAAAGCGTTTCGTGACTCGGTTGAAAGAGGTCAGGGTTATATGAAAGCCTCGACCCCTAAAGCTGTAACCAATGAAATCCTGGCGGCCGTAGCTGGGAAGGATGTTGAACCTAAAGTAGAAGGATTAATTGAAAGAGTCACTAAGTTAGAGAAGGACTTAGGCGAAACTGATCCTACTACATCAAAGAAACAAAAACCTAAGGAAGATAAGTCATAATGAAAGATCCATCCAAATTAGATGAGCTCCTAGTCAATCGAAAGATTGACCAGGAGTTCTTGTATAATTTAGAGATTACACGCGATGACAAATTCCCATTACCTGGGGCAGTATGTAGGAACCAAGGTGACAGTCGTATCAATCTGGTTTCCAATGTTGCGAAGTCGTCTAATGAAACGATTCTATGTGAACATCTTGCAACAATACGGCATAGATCATCTAATCGTGTCTTCATTATATACAGAGACACTGTTGATGCCCTCTTCTTGGAAAGTCAAGATCTCATAAAATATCCAAAGTGGTTGATGGATGATGAAAGAAAGCAACAAGAAAGATCAATCAGAATAAATGAAATGTTAAGGCCACCAACAGACAAGTATGATCGCGATTGGCTAAGCGACAACCTAACCGAAGCTGAGTACGATACATTAGCCTATTTCTTATATTTGAGAGTAGCTAAGTAGGAGATTATAATGGCGAAAGGATTGAACAAAGAACAAGTAATACATAATTTATCATCAGACTGGGATTCACTGCATCCTAAAGCAAAGAAAGACTTTATCTATTCTTTGTTGGGTCATAGGTTATCCTTGGCTACTATAGCTACTGCTATTGGCCAGCCTCTTGACGCAGTCAAACTAGCTTATAAAGGAGACCAAACCGACACAGAACCGGATACTAGTCATCTTCCAATAGAAGCAATGGATCCACAGGTACAGAAAGTATCTCCTATAAAAGCTATGTATCAATTAACGTTCGATGATTTACTATATGAATACAGAAAGCTTATTGGGTGGCATGAATATACAGTTCCAGAACCTGGAGCAGGACCTAATGATCCAGATTGGTTTTATGGTCTCATTATATCTGATATACATGCTCCTTTTCATGATGAGAAACGCTTTGCCCAAATGATTAGTCAAACTAAAGGTAAAGTCGATGTTTGTATTCTGGCCGGAGATGCAGGAGATTATAATAATTTTAGTAAGTATATGAAATATGGTCAGGAGTTTTCTGCTAAGCAAGAAATTAAAGCCGTAACAGCCATATTTGCCATTTTATCTGAATCATATCCCGAAGTAGTGTTTCTTCCAGGCAATCATGATGAACGAACACGTAAAAAGTATGCTCTAAGCTTAGAGCCACCTTTATATCAAGCTATGCTTGATTTCCATGGAAAGAATGCATTTGATTTCTCAGAGATAATCACTGAGCAATTCAATAATATTATCGTACCTAAGTTTCCAACAGAAGGTTTCGCTGAGTACAAATATATATATCAAAAGTATGATATAGTAATGGGGCATCCAGAAAAGTATTCACGCATACCTAATAGAGCAGTAGGAGATTTCATATATTATATTATGAGTAAAGGAATCCCATTAGGTTTAGTGAAACCACCTATAACAGCAGCCGTAATAGGCCATACTCATCAAGGCGGTAAGACTTGGAATGACTTTAAAATCATAGGTATAGAGAACGGTTGTCTTTGTATGAACCCAGACTATGATGGAAATGCCAAGTTAAATGGAGCACCACGTCCATTAGTTAGAGGTTATACTTTGTTTAAGACTAATAAGCATACTGAGAGAACCGCTCATAATGATATACAATTTATCGAATTGGAGTAACAAATGACAGAAGAGAAGATCGAGACTCAACCAGAAGTCGTTCCCGATTCACCCAGTTATAAGTATCATAAACCAGCTCAGAAGAAGTCTGTAGATATTCCTATGGCTAATCCTATAGATGCAGTCCTCCTAGAAGATCTTCCAAGATCGTGGGAGAGAAAGTGCTATGTAGGTGGTGTAAAATACATACCCATAACAGGAGAAACATTTAAAGATCGTATTCTTCTACCAGGATTTAGAGCTGGGGATCATATTACTCTAATCAATCTTACTTATTATCCAGGAGTAGGTGCTTTATATGGCTTTCAAGAAGGTTCACGTGGAGCATTTGCTGTACGTCCAGAGCAAGTTTCTTTTTCGAATGACGACATGGTTCCTAGTTCGCCATCATCAAC